GGTTGAACATTTGTGTCATAGTCAAAGTTAGTGATCTGGTCACACTTGACACTCTTAGGGGCCATGACACCATCACTAGACAATACAAACTGACCTTCACGGGAGAACAACATAAGCTCTCTTGCAAAGGGCACAGCATGAGTCAGAATGGCAACCTTATTAGAGGAAACCGAGACATCAATAGGGTCAGTGTCTGCAATAGCCGCAGAGGACTTAAACCAGAAATTAAAGAAGTCGTTTGTTGCACTAAGGATAATGGATTCATCAGCGATGACCCCTAGGCGATTACGATAGAAAAAGATATCGTTAATCTTCCTGCCAATGAACGAAGGATCAGGGTTAGTGTCTTCATTACCAGAGCCCCTATCAACCCACGGGAGCTTCTTAAGAAGAAAACTTCCATCCTCCTGCCTAACAATAGCATGAGGCATATTCTTAGGGTTGATCTTAGTGGGAATCCTAGGTGCTACAGTTTCCTTCCACACCTTATGCTTGTCGTCCCACTTTACATAGAAGTCGTCATCTTCGGAATTCTTTTCTCCGGACACCTGCATGATGTAATCCTCAGGGGCAATCGGAGGTAGCTTATTAACAGCCGTAACCTTACCCATGTAGGCAATAGCGTTCTGGTTACCAAAGCCATCCTTAACAAGGACATTAGGAGGATCCCACCCAGACTTAGACTGAATCGTAATAACAGAGTCGCCAACTAGACCTACGTTATAGGAGCTCATGCTCGCACTAGACCTAGAGTAACCCATAGACGCTCTACCACCAACCTGATTCAACAGGTCATCATAGGTGCCACCAACGTCAGGATTGCCACCATCAGGTTTCTTACCAGTATTAAGAAGTGCATACAAGGCTCTAGCAATAAAGGCAGTAGTAGTCTGGACAGCCTGCTTAGCCTCACCACCGTCAGGTGTAATAACGCCGCACATATACTCGCCATCCACATAAATGGCGTAAGTCTTAGCATACTGGGCATTCTTGATGTACACCAGAGTAGTATCCTTTTTACCCGCAGGCGACATACCTTCTACAGCGCCGACCTCCTTCTCAGTATTAAGTACAAAGGTGTAGTCAGCAACAGTAACTGCCTTTAGTTTGCCCTTAGGGTCACTAGTGGTAATGTACTGTTTTGACTCATCATCTTCAAACGTGCATGTCCTAGGCTCACCATTAAGATCAAAGATCTGATACTCCCCAGATCCAATCTGGAGAATGTACTTTTCCTGTTCGTCTCTATTGATTACATGATACTTCTTCTTTGTAGCATCAACACGGTCAGACAAACGTTTGATTGCGAGAGTCGGAGGTCTCTTCTGTAGACCCTCAACTTCATTAGGAAACCCATTGACAAGCTCAGTTACCTGATCGGGAAACCTGATGATGTCAGGCTGTTGAGAGACACCGCCTTTAAATGAGTGAATGCTTTGAGATACTAGAGGCATGTTTAGCTCCTCTGAGTCTGCTGACTAATGAACTGGTCATCATTGAGGATGTTATAGTTACCATCCGTCAGTTCATAGTCTACAATATCTGCATAAGCCGCACTCTCCTCTAGCTGAAGGTGCGCGTCGATGTCCGCAGAGGTAAGATACCTCATCTGAAAGACTCTACTGGCTCTAACAGTAATATACTTTCTGAAGACCTGAGGAAGCTCCTCAAAAGGAAGCTCCTTGACAAGTTCATCCAGAGTGATGCCTTCAGGGAACTCTAGATTCCCTGAATCAAGATCATAAAAATAGCCTTCTCTACTTACGAACTTATAACTAGTAGAGACAGCCCTTAGGAAGTCTCTACCATAAGCGACTTTGTTAGTAAAAGAGTCAGGCTTCAAGGTAACACTGGTGAGAGTGTTAAAGCTGTAACCCCTAGACTGGATCTCTTGACTGACAGCCTTAAGGATTCTTACAGCATTCAGCACATCCACATTAGCATCATCCTCAAGAGAATTAACAGGGCTAGAGCCTACGGATGACAAAATTTCATTTACTGCATCAAGTTCAGTGCTAGGAGTTACAATCATTATTCTTCCTTGTTGTTATTCTTTTCGACGGTTCTTCGAGGCTTAACAGGCTTTGCAGTTGCACTAAGGAGACCCAGTTCCTGAGCCTCCTCGGGGGTAAGCTGATACCCCCACTTGTGCACCTGACAGAAGTAAGTAGTCTCGTAAGCCTTCTTTACTTCTTCAAGGGTCATCTATTAAACCTGAGCATCCTTAACGATAACACCAACGGCTTCGGGACGAAGACCCCCGTGGCCCATCGCGTACTTGGCAATGATCTGGTCAGCCTGATATTCAGCACGGCGAGCGCGTTCCATAGCGAGATCCTTCAGCTTGACCGTGCCAACAGCAGAGCGATGGAACACGATACCCTGAAGCTTAGCGTCAGTGTACTTCTCATTAAGCTTATGCTTGCCATCAACACCATTGTTGAGGAGGTGCGGAACTTCGATCACTTCAAAACCGCAAATCGTCTGGAGCTTGCCCGTGTTCGGATCAAAGAGGGCATGGTAGTTAGCGGCATCGGGCATGAGAGCCTTCATCACAGCAGAGTAGCCTTCAGGCGTAAGAAGGCAATAACGGTCACCCTGCGGGACGTAGTTCTTCGTCATCTGGGCACGAGCCGCAAGGAGAGCCTCAAGAATCTTATTACCATACCCAGCTTCCTGCGAAATCTCAAGACCCGTAGCAAACTCAAAAGCCTTACCAGTACCCGGAACAAGGTCATCATCCTTACCATTGTCGGGAATATTGCCGTCCTTGAACTTAGCGGCCTCATTGGCGAGCTCATTGATAATAGCACAGTCAGCGCCCATAGCGAGAGCTTCACCAAGCTGACGAGAGTATTCAACTCGAACGTCATAATGGTTCATCGCATCGTCGATATCCGTGATAAGGCAGTCAGCCGTAAGGAGACCGTCAATAGCGATGACACGTTCATTGTGTTCCATCTTCTTACGCTGGTCATCAAGGGAGCTACCCGGAGCAAGATACTTAGCACGGGTACGGCCCATAACAGCGAACGAAGCGGACTTACCATGAGAGATAGTACGCACCTGATGACGAGACATCATAACGGAGGTGCGAGCAAAAGCAGTCAGAACTTCACCCGTGAAGACCTTCATAAAGAGTGCATCACGCTCGCCCTCAGAGAGAGCCTGACCAGGATTGGAAATACCAGTAGCAGCAGGAGCAGCCATTTTTAATTATTTTCCTTTTAAAGTATATAAGATTTGTTGTTATAGATAAAATTAAACACTAGTGGCCCACATTCTCTGTTCGACCTGTCGGGTGTATTCAGGATCCCTGCCATAGCGCTTATCGCTCATAGCCTCGATCACTTCAGATTTGTTTGCAAACCCCTTAGGACGATTCACAGGAGTGGCCGTACCGCCGTGAATAGACTTATTAGCGGTACCCATCTTGGAAGTCATCTTAGACTTCATGCCTTCAAGCATGAGGGAGACAGCTTCCAGATTATTGTTGTCGATTGCTCTGTTAAAGGAGTCAATCGTCTTCTGAGGGAGATTCTTGGATGCCCAATCGACAATACGATTGTACTCCTTAGTACCCCCTACGGAATCATAAACAGCCTCAGTGAAGCGAGATTCAAGAGCCTTTCGACTCTCAATGAAACCCTCGATAACCTCAGAAGGATAGCCTGCCTTCTCGAGTTCAGCAACGGTTTCATCGGAGAGCTTGCCATGCTCCTGATATTCTCGGACAGCCTTATTGAAGTCAACACCCTTTTCCTTAAGGGAGGTCTTCACGGCATCAATAGCCTTTTCGTGCTTGTCTACTTCTTCTTGAAGATTCTCTTGATCTTCATTTCGATCATGAACAGCCACATCATAATCGTGGCCTTCAGTTCCATTAGCTTGTTCTTCATTATGTTCTTCCCCCGACTTTTCGTTCTGAAGAAGGGGGTCTCCAATATCAGGGTCAACCTCAACCTGAGTCGTAGAAGACTCCATGATCTCGATACCCTGTGCTTCAGCCTCCTCAGTGAGAGACTGAGGTTCATTAAAGTCAGTCATTAGTTATCCTTTAGTTATTCAGGTGCCTGCTGTGCTAGTGTCCTAGCTGTGCTAGTGTCCTAGCTGTGCTAGTGTCCTAGCTGTGCTAGTGTTCTAGCTGTGCTTCATTGACAGCCATCTGTGCACCTGCGTCAATACCCTGTTGCTGGGCATACTGTTCCATAGCGGCCTGTTGTTCTGCCTGAAGTTCCTCAGGAGTCTTCACTAGACCCGTAGCATCAATATGAGCCGCCGCAAAAATCCTAGTAGCAAGATTACCAACGTTTAGAGTCTGTAGAAACTCAGGGAACTGTTGCATCAACTGCAAAGCCTGAGCTAGATTGTTAAGATCCTGTCCTCTACCAAGAGCATCAATACCCGTGATAATGGAGGGCTCAATCTCTGCAATACTCTCGTCAACCACAGGGAGCAAACCCTGAGATTGCATCTGATTGTAGACACAGGCAACAAGAGGAAGCTGTAGCTCCTGAGACAGGAGAGAATAGACACCACCTAGGGTATCCTCAAGTTCACCTGCAACGTACCTAATCTCTTCTGCGGTAACTCTATCTCTACCTACAGCGCCACTCTGTACTGCAGAGTTAAGAAGGAACGCATAAGACAAACGAGACTCAATCTGTTGAGCAGTAGTGAGTACCGTCTGCATGTCCATGCTCTTATTGAGTTGCATGGGAACAACGTCCTCCATACGACCTCTAACAAAAGCACCGTTCGCCGCCTTAGCCAAAGCCCTGATGTTAGTCTGACAAGCAGGAGACACGAGATACAGAACCTTAGAGGCAATCATGGAGATATCCACAATGCTCTTAGAGAGATTCTCAAGGGAGATAAGGTCTCCAAGGTAATCCTCAACAAAGGATCTACCGTAGTGTTCCCCATCCTTCTTATTGAATCTAAGGGGAATCCAAGGACTCTTGTTTGCAGGATAAGTCTGCTCACTACCTGCAACAGGTTCACCCTCAATCTCCTGATAGGATTCCCACTGATAGGTGTCTCCACTAGCCACACGGTAAATGTGAGTATAGATGTCTACCTTTTCGTTGATAGTCGGTTCACCAGAATCAGGGAGAGCAGACTGCATGGAATCAGGAAGACTACCACGGGAAACAGTGTCCTTAGCAACAATCTGAAGGACGTTGCCGATGGTGTCTCTCTGAACAGCGTACTCACGAAGAGTATAGCACCTCATACCACCTTCAGCAGGAGGTAGGAACAGAAGTGCATTACCTGCAATGATAAGTTGCTTAATAGCTTCAAAAAGAGTCGGTCTAAGAGACTGAGACTCCATGTACTTAATCATCTGTTGTTCCATCATGGACAAACCGTATTCGATATTGTCCTTCAGCTGGTCGTCAGCAGACTCATTAAGAGCTACAGTCGACTCCGCGTCCAACCCCAGTCTAAAGAAAGGTTGATTAGGAGGCAACAGAGAAAGAAGAAGCTTAGAGGCAAGATTGTTAAGACCCCTAGCACCCACAGAATTGTAAGGAGTGGAATAGTTAGTACCACCATCATCAGACTCCTTAGGAAAGAGCATAGGGATCGTGTAGGTTGCACACTTCTCTGCTCTCTGTGTGTACGGGTCTCTGTCTGTCGTGAGTTTGTCATAGGTCGTCTTAGCGCCTTCAAGAGGGATATTTCCTGCGGTATGTTCACTAGTTGCCATTCCAACCGTCCCTCCCATCATTCAATGATTGATTACCAACCATCATAACCCTCCATGTTAGACAAGGTTACGGCCTGCGCCTGCAGACACATCAGCATTCCCTGCCTTCTTAATTCTAAGACCCTTCTTACCCTTACGAAGCTGAACCTTTTCGGTTTCTTCCTTCTTCTCAGCTTCACCCTCAGGGTTCGTAAGATCAAGCTCAGGAGCAGGCGTAGGAGCCTCAGGGGCACTCTGACCACTGTTGCCTATACCAGTAATCTTGTGGACAACCTTCTTGAAAGGCTTAGTGATCTTACTAAAAAATCCCATTAAATTTCCTTGTAAAAAGTTTTGTATGAAGAGTAACCCAAGTGTTTCTCATAGGTGTTCTCCAACATCTTGTTGTTGAGCGTGTTGGCGTTAGAGAAGGCCAGTAATCTTACGTTAGTACATGCCCTATTTTCTAGAGCATAAGCCATTGCTCTAGACAAACCAAGACCCTTTTGGAAAGCTACAGTGCACTCTTCATTTAAAAATGTTACTCCCTCAGGTGCATACCAAGGTCTCCCCCTAGACACTAGGGATGCACCCGAGAGAGCATTTTCTTTGTTATAGAAAACAAGGACGATGAAGTCTTCAAATTCACCACTAATGACACCCTTAAGAAACTTACGCACTACCTTTACGTCAGCATATTTCTTAATGAAAGGGAGGGAGTCAGGGTCATCTTTGATGATCTTCGCACCCTTGTCGATGATCTGTTCTAGGATGTCACCATCATTAGGCTGCAAGACACCAATCCTAGACACGTTACTTAGGGATGTTAGTCCCTCTGCCAGAACCCACATAATCAATCCTCAGGGCCTTCTTGCCCTTGTTCTTCTTGTGTTCCGCAGTTTCTTCAGCACCCATTTCAGGAGCCTCAGGTTCGAGTACAGGTTGCTCAATGGCAGGAGCCTGAACCTTAACCTCAGGAGCCTTAGGTTTACTAAAGAGTCCACCCATCAGTTATCTCCATTCTGTTTGTCGTGTTTATTTCTAAGGTAGGTAACAACCTGTTGAATACCTAGAAGAGTCTCATTACTCTTTTCATACCAAATCATCTTTCGAATATCAAAGATATCCTCAAGTCTCTCAATGAGATCCTTAGGAACATAAGGAAACTCTTCTTCCTCAATAACGTTGTTTTCTTCTTTGTTCATGTCTTCCTCCTACCTAGGACTATTGATTTAATTAAAAATAGCCCTAGGGGTATTAGTATTGATTAAAAGGGGTTGTACTTCTTGGGCAAGCCCTCAGATTTACCTAAAGGGTAATCTTCATAGTGCAAGATTCTAGCCATAGTTGCCTCTCTAATGGCATCCTCTTCAGTAAGACCCTGAGACTTGAATGCTTTCAAAACCTCAGGCCACCATTCAGAATCAGGGTGCCCATTAAGGAGCTTATTGGCTTTCACAGGGCCATAAGTGGGACACCCCTTATAGCCGTCTGTAACGTCCCCTACTAGGGTCTGATAGCACAGCCATTTCTTGGAGTCCTTCTCAGTGATGTTATGAAAGACATCATTACCGAAATCATAGAAGTAACCGGGGATTGTCTTGAAATCCTTGTCCATAGACACTGCGACACAAATATCTTTATAGACAGGACTAGTGCAGTAGATACCCACAACATCATCAGCTTCAAGGTACTTGACTGTATGAGAAATGTAGGTTTCTTTAATCTTGTCTACAAGACCTTTGTAACAACAAGGTTTACGATTAGATCGCCTATTGGACTTATAGTCAGGATTGTAGGTTTTCCTAAAGTTATCCTCATCGGAGAAACAGAATACATAGGTAATCTCTTCACCAACAAAATGCTTATTCAGCTTCTCATCAATAGCAATAAGCATGTCGGTAAAGTAATCCCATGCGTCATCTACTTCAGCATGACAAGTCCAAAGACCATCACCCCAGTCGATATCCTTCTGGACAGCAGAGGACGCCTTAAAGGCTAGAATATCACCATCTACAAAAGCATATCTCATTATTCACAAGCCTTAAGGATAGCATATGCCTTACAAGTGAGCCTCCAATAATTAGTGGCTTCATTATAGTAATTAATGGCCGTAATATGACCCCTAGATGCCGCCTCAGCAATCAGCTTGGCGTTCTCACGACAGAAGTCCGCCTGAAATTTCGGATTGTTCTGGTCAATATATTTAAGAAAACTAAGATACTTATTCATTTTCTTTCTGAGGTCCCTCATAGTAAACACTCTCTTCTTCCCAATCAACTTCATAGCCAAGACGTTCAAGAATCTCATAAAAGATTTCTTTGTCAGTCCAGTCTTCATAGAGTTTACAGGGATTTGGAATGTGCATAAACAGCAGTTTACCATTCAAGCGAACTTCTGCACCACCTGCAGTCCCAAAAACAGGATCCGTCTTATAGAGCCACTTGATGTCAACAACGCTCTTTTTGTTGGTCTTACACAAAGCCATTACCTCCTTAGATTCATTCTTCTTAAGAACCCTTTCAATCTCTTCTACGGTCATAGGTCTACGAATCATAACTACTCCTTAGTGACAATCGAACCAGTTAGCACCAATCTTTCCTTCAGTGTCCAACTGACAGTTAAACTTAAAGAACTCCTGAGTCTGTCTCATGGATTCCTGTGCAATCCTTACGCAGTCCTCTGCGATTTCCCTTGTGCGACAGGCGATTTGGGTCTCATCATGCACCCACGCCATCATGGCAAAGTCTCCGTCCCAACCATGCTTATAGCCTGCTTTACGCATATTCTCCTCAACAAGGCACACCCACTTCTTGCAGATAAGTGCCCCTGCAGACTGTAGGATAGTGTTCAGAGCCGAGTGAGGGCTTCGCACATAAACAAGGCGGCGATCAAGCCCAAGAATATGGTGAGAAATATTAAGAGTAGGGCAATCAGGGTGGACACGTTTCTTCCATTTTACTTTTTGAGTGTTACCAATCCATTCAGAGGACTCAACAAGAGCCTTATCAATGGAACTACAGAGCTTCTTGTATGCAGGGACAGCCTTAAAGAATCTTTCCTTAAGGGCTTTACCATCCTTAGCAGTACCATTGATGACAGCCCCAAGTTTACCGTCACCACCACCATAGAGCATGCAGTAGATCATGGTCTTCGCTTGGTCTCTCGTAGGAAGTCCTGCCATCTTCTGATTATGGGTGTGAATGTCACCCTCAAGGATTTCCTTTATATAAGCACCGTTGTCAAAAGGAAACAGGAAAGACCCAAAGCACCGAAGTTCCAAACCAGAAGCGTCGATGCCTGCCTCAAACCAGCCTTTAGGAACTGTGAACAGAGACCTACACTCTTTACCGTATGGAGACCTTCCTGCAGGAACTTGTGCAACATTAGGATATGAATGTGTTGCACGACCAGTAACAGCACCATTAGGATTAACAGAACCGTGAATACGGTAGTACCCATCTTCATCTTCCTTCATAAGTTTAAGCCAAGCGTTGTCACCCTCAGCAAGCTGTGCGATACGCTTGTTAATCAACAGGTACTCAAGGATCTTAGGTGTCAGAGGGATACCCATAGCAGACTGAAGGGTGTCTTCATCAACCTTAGGGGCACCCGTAGGTGTAACCTCAGTAGGCTCCCAACCTCTTTCCATAAGAACCTTAGCGATATGGCTACGAGAGTTGGGATTAAAGGTAACCTCTTCGTATTGAGGATAAGGAACACCTGCCTTAATGCCCCTCTTAGCGTTATCTCGCTTGTATATCTTGTCTCCCTTGTAGACAGTCCAAGAGCCTACCTCAGAGACAAGGCTCTCATAGATCTCCTGTCTCTTTGCAGAGAGTTCAGCATAGAGCTTTACTGCCGCATCTTTATCAAAGACAAACCCATTACGTTCCTGCTTAGCCATGACCCAAGCAATGTCATGCTCAAGCTGGATTGCCTTAAGGGGGTAACCCTTGGCCATCAGCTTCTGGAACAACTTAAGGGTAACCACAACGTCCTGCTTGTTGTACTCATACATCTCATGAGTAAACTTGTCCCATGCGTCCTCTTGTTCACCATAGGTGCCCTTCAGTTCACCCATGCGGTAACCATAAGCCTTCAAGCTGTGGGAACCATAGAGGGCCTTAGGGAGCCTACCAGAACGAATGAGGCCAACGTCAGTGTCCTTAATGTTCGCATAGATCAAACGAGCAAGTACAAGAGTGTCGATACAGACATCTCGAACATCAAATGCAAACCTCTCCCCCTTGAGCTTCTTAAGAGCAGGAATGTCGAATTTGCAGATATTGTGACCAACGATGCTGTACCCACTAGTACCATACTTATTCAGGGCATCGAAGAACTCATCAAGATCAGTGTAACCAGTGTACAAATCAGTGTAGGAGTCGTACAACCAACCACACCAAAACCTCTTGGTCGTATCAAGCAACCCATCAGTTTCAATATCGAATACAATATACTTGTCTTTAATTGTCAGCATTTTCTATTCCTTAAATAGCCTTGCTAAAAGATCCTACAGGAACACCAAAAGGAAAGCTACTGTAATAGAGATCACCCACATTGCAATCACGTAGATCTTGAATACCAGAAAGCTGAGGTCTCTGTACTCAGCAGAATACTCATGCTCAGAGGCTAGAAGCACAGGAGCTATAGGAAGCAACAGGATAATCCAAAAGCATGAGAGGGCACGATCCATAAGAGACATGTCCTTGTCGTAATACCAGAAAGTAAGTGGATAAATAAACTCTTTAAAACTCATTTTCTTCATCCTCAAAAGGACATTCAGTATCAGCCTCATAGTCAGAAAGCCTGCCAGTGTCCTGATCGTAGTAAAGGTATCCACTGATACCAGTGTCACCACTAAAGCGATTCTTAAGGACTCTGAGAGTCAACACATTAGGATTGTCTCCCTGTTGATTTCTCTCAAGGCCAATCACCATGTCAGAGAGCTGTGCAATAGCTCCAGACCCTCTAAGTTGACTAAGGGACACCTGTGCCCCCTCTTCATGTCCCTTCTTCTCAGGACGCTTAAGATGAGACACTACGAACATTGTAGCACCCGTCTCTTCAACGAGTGAACGAAGGTTAGTCATAAGTTTGTCAATAGCCTTACGTTCACCACCATCCTCATCAGTGTCCATACCAGAGACCACAATGGAGATATGGTCAAGGAAGATACGCTTACAGCCGAGTGACACAATCATGTACCTAAGTTTACTAAGCAGATTGCCTGAATCAAGAGACCCAAAGTGGTCATAGAGGAAGAACCTGCCGTTACCAATTGTCTCGCTAAAAGCTCTGCTTCGCTCACCTTCATCTGCACACTCAGGGTCGAGTATAAGCCGGCTATTGAGATGGATAGACATGAGTTCCAGCCCAGTTTTTCGAGTAGATTCTTCAAGAGCAACAATTCCGCAAAGTTCTCCCCTTTGAACACCAAAGTAGTATTCGAGTTCTCTGAGTATTGTTGACTTTCCCATACCACTTCCACTTGTGAAGACATACAATTCGCCATGTCTAGCTCCTTTAGTTTTATTCTGAAGTGCAACCCAAGGATACTCCACAGAATCCTTAAGATCATCAATGTTGGTTACGCACTTCTCATACAAGTCCGTACCCGCAACAATCCCATCAGGCCTGTAAGGCTTGGCATTCCAAACAGCCTGAATAACATCACTGCCTTTGCCCTCAAGTAGGCACTCATTGGGATCCTTCAAAGGAAGGTTAGCAATGAACGCCTTACCTGCAGGCAACACCTTGGCACACTCTTCACAAGCCTTACGGCCAGGTTCATCCATGTCAAACATGAGAACCACTTCTTCAAACTTGTCAAGGTACTCAAGGTTATCTTCAATAGCCTTCTTAGCCGCTTGAGCACCATTAGGGATGCTCACAACAGGCCACTTGTTAGACTGAAGCTGACTCACAGTAAGACAGTCAATCTCACCCTCGGTAATTACAATCTTCTTACCAGAAGACCACAACTGAGAACCAAAGAGTCGATTAGAGATCTTACCAAGGACTGCAAAAGTCTTATCAGGAAATCTAAGTTTCTGACCTACGATGTTACCACTGTCATCATAGTAGTTGGCTACTTGACAGGGGGTTCCCTTGTAGGAACCCACCATATACTTGAACTTAGAACAGGTGTCCTGACTGATCTTCCTTGCAGAAAGATAAGACACATCAAGATCATCAAGAGGAATACATTCCTTACACATAGCACTCTCCTTTTTATGGATTACTTCCCCATTAGCTCTAAAATACGAATTACAAGAATAACAATAACGATGGCCATCGCTAAAGACTCCACAGGCGTCAGAGGAGCCACATTTAGGACAAGGTTCATGATAAAGAAACGTACTCTCTTGATTCATCTTTTAATAACCAAATTTACAACGAAGGCTCTCCCAGCCGTACAGGTTTCTATGGTACCGCATGTCTCCTGCCCAAATACAGGGGTGCTCCATGGGTGACATATGACCTGCGTCAAGGAGCCTTCGTGCCAGCTTCTTGTCCTTGCGTTCGTCAGGACAAGAGCCGTCATGGTTGTTGTAAGACACTCTCGCACAACGTGCAGAGGAAATAAGCATGAGATCATTAATGAGGACTTCAGAAGAACTAAACGAGTTCATGCAGTGCTCATCAACTTCCTCTTGAGTGATAAAGGGAAGACTAACATACTTCCCACAAATATGGTAGACACTAATGATATTATTGCCTACCTTGTCCATCTCACCCTTAATGGCCCTTGCAAGATCCTGCATCTCAGGCTGTGCATCACTGGCAAGCCTAAGATGCAGGAAGTTCTCCCATTCAGTAGCAGTAACAATCACGTTAATGTACTGAAAGGGTTCAAGGATTCTATTGACGTGTTGCTTATGGACACCAAGAGCAACCATGGATTCCGCAACAGCTACTGCATTATCTACAGCTTTAAGCCAAAGACCCTTAAAAGACTCATAGGTATCCTCAGAAGCCTCAACAGTACCAACCATGCCAGATTGATTCATATAGACGTTAGAAGGGATAAAGGGGTCATTGCGCACCTGTTCAATAACCTTAGCTACAGGGATTGCACGGGAGCTACTTGCATTGCGACTGAATACCCTGTGAGTCATGAATTCACTATGGATCATCCTAGGATACCTAAGGACGAACGTATAGAGATTATCCTGATGGCAGATGCAAAGGGCTTCACTAGATCCAACTTTAGTAGTCATTATCTTCCTCATCATAGTCGTCGTCTTCATCCTCGTCGTCTTCTTCATCAAGGGACTCAAGATATTCCTGATACTCGTCTTCCCAACGAGCTTCCCAATCAGATTCCATTCGATCAAGTTCCTTCTGAGTCTGCATAATTGCCTCTCTTTTAAAAAATAAATGGTACCCTAGGAGGGAATCGAACCCTCACGAGCCTTGCTTCTCCACTGATTCTAATTCAGTTGCGTATACCATTTCGCCACTAGGGTATTTTTCTGTGGGGGTAACCGTTGCCCCATTCGGATCTATTTCGGTAGACATCCTAGTCGGGAGCTACCCGACCTCCTAAGAGCCGCAGGACTTCCTCACTTCTCCTATGAGGAGAGGAGTACAATCAAACAGCGTATTTTTTGGTCTCTCCTACAGGATTCGAACCTGTGACCATATGCTTAGAAGGCATATGCTCTATCCAACTGAGCTAAGGAGAGTTCTGTTCTTTGTGAATATTGATTATTGCTTCGAGTCGTCTATTGGTGTCTCTGAGTATCTTAACACCTTCCCCGTGTAGTTCTGCACCTTCTGACAGTAGGTTTCTACACTGGATGACTGACTCTGCATAAGCTCTATCGGTATGTTGCATGATGGCTTTGTTTCCTGCGTTGATGTTGTACTGCAGGCGGTTAACCCGCTTATCAATAGCAGATTGCACAGCATCAGTGGTAGCCATGTCTTTAAGAAGTAAGTTAATCGTCGCATCCTTTCTTTCCTGTAGAGACTTTAGTTCCGTTAAGTGAGTCCGTTGTTCCTCTAGGAGAATCTCTTGATTTCTCTTTTCCTCAATAGATTCACCTAGAGCTAATCCCAGAATGAACGCAAGGATAACCATAAGAGATTTCACATATTGCATACTCTCTCCCTAGGAGTATTGATTTTATTCAATGCGGACAACATCCCCTTCTTCAGGGTCTCCATTAAAGTCCTTAAAGACACCCTTGGAGAATACTACCTTACTCCAGAACGCCTCAGTATCTTCATACCTAGCAAACTTAGCGCCCTTATACCATCCCTTAACATCAAAGCAAGGGCAGTCTTTGCTGACGCCTGCAAAATCTCTGTGACCAAGGACAACGACTTCATCTTTATAGTACCCTCTGAGATAGTCCAGTAGACACTTAAGAGACTCCTTCTGCTCCTCTGTAAAGTTGTCTACAGACTTGCCCTTAGCATCCACACCACCAATGAGGCAGATACCGACAGAGCAGTTGTTGTAACCCTTTACATGGGAACCAATGGCCTCTAGAGGCCTACCTCTCTGGATGGTACCGTCAGTAAGAATTACAAAGTGGTAACCAATACCCAACCACCCCTGCTGTCTGTGCATCTGGTCAATGGTTTTCCACGTAAAAGATGACACATTCTGAGTGGCAGAGCAGTGAACGACAAGATATTTAGTAGTCTCTCTATTCTTATAAGAGACAAAAGATTTATGCTCCTCAATCTTTGGAGCCTTGAAAGAAACCATATTTTAATTAACCTTTATTAAGAAGAATCCCTTCAGGGATTACCTTGGGATCCTCTTTAATCCATTCAAGGGGGATTGTTTTGTCTGAATATTTGATCCCATTCTTTTCACAAAAGGACGCATAAGTTGTTTTGCTTCCTTTGTAAATAGGAGTTTTGGATCTGCTAAAGACAAAGCGAATGTCCAACTCAGGGTGTTGAGCCTTAATTAAAATATGTTTCTTCCTATCTTCAGAATCCCATACACCTTTAGTTTCTATGAGAATCCCATTAGGCAAAACGAAGTCAGGAGTATATTTGTGCTTACTTGCGGGTACAATATACTCCAGATACTTCTCCTCATAATGAGGCTCAATACCGAAGGCCCTGATGGAGTCCGATACTTTCTCCTCAAGGCCACTTCGGTAAGTTCCCTTGTTGTGCATCCTCTTTTTACTATAGGCCGCACTACGGGTAGTCATTTATTCCTCTTTACGCTCCTTAAGCAGGTTGCTACGAGAAGGAAGCACAATCCTACAGCCTTCATGAACCTCGTCTTCATAAATGTCATACTCATAAGAGCCGAAAACTCGAATGAAGTATTTCTTGTCACTATCGCTCCAATCGAACAGAATTTGTCCAATCATAAGGTCTGGACGGCAGAAGCACTCTGCAGATTCATCAACATGATCAAACATGACAAGGACACAGGCACCACCAACATCACTAAGATCCTTGCTGAGGAATTCATCAATGCTGTAAGGCTTATCGTACTCGACTACTTCAGAATCTTCAAAGATAAGATCCTTATCCTTGATATAGAACGTGAACGAGTAGGGCATCACACCGTAGATGAATTTAGCGTCATAGAAAGCGGTGGTGTTCTTGAAGTCCTTCTTATCGTTCCCAGCAAAGGAGCAATAAAAGTCAATTGGTGCCTTACCATACTTTTCAATGTGCCAGTTGTAAGTCTCAATTGCGGACTCAAGAGCCTTTTCAAGGCCTTCATCAGTAAGGAGGAGGCCGAGCCCTTCACGAAGCTTACGACCGAAAGTAAACTTAATCATTTAGAAATCTCCGGGGACATCGTTGTCAATATCTTCAAAGCTCTTAGAGGAATCCTCATGCTCATCACCGTTATAACCCTCTTCCTCTTCAAAGCCATAAGAGGACGCAGAGGCATCACCGAACTCATTCAGAGAGATAACCTGAACTGCAAGGAGTCGCAGGGAAAGCCCACAGGTACGCGTAGAGGGCATGTAGTACGGGTTGGCAGTGAAGGACACCTTGATGACACTGTCTCGACCGATGTTGACATCAATAGGCTTCCCCTTAGAGTCAAACTGTCGGATCTTGACGGGAATCTTGGAACCATCCTTCTTCGTGATGACCGCCTTCTGCTTGAACTTCATCACAATGCGGCCTTCTTCATCCTTTTCATAGATGTCCTGAGTCACCACCTTGCGACCCTTAGAAATGGCCTGCTTGACATTGTCGTCATTCTCATAGAAGTCCTCAAGGACTGCCTCAAGCTTAGACACGAGGGAATTGGTCTTCTCATCATCTTCCATGACAAGATTAACTTTGTAGTCACCCTCGGGATTGAACTTCGTGTCAGGAGTCTTGAGAGCGGGATACTGTGCGAGACCCTTGGGGGTCGTGAAACGATTGTTGTTGCTAGACATTAATTACTTCCTTGTTTGTTTAACCTAGGGAGGATTGGTTACTCTCCCTAGGAGTATTGATTTTATTAGTTTAACCTAGGGAGGCTTGAGCACTCTCCCTAGGAGTATGGATTTTATTAGCTTTGGTTAGCTAAAGGCTAGCTTGCTAGCAATGACTAGCTGTCGCTAGCTAAAGGCGTACATGGACTCCTTGACTCGCTCAAGATCAAGGTTCCCCTTAGAGGGAATCTCAGGGAGCTTGTCGACCATCTTAGGAGACAAAAGGTTTTCAATGTGGTCGTGAAGATCCTGCAGTACATCATTCTTGCTGTAGGTATCTACAAACACTTCTCTAACGGTCGTGAACATGATGTCACCATGTCCAGCAGGAGCACCATAGGAGTCATGAATCATCGCAAAGGACTTGACACCCTTGTCTACACAAGAGCACACCGTAAGCATAAGGTGGGAGGCATCCATGCTATGGACGTAGTTGGGTGCAATACCCTGCTTCTGTTTTCGAGTGTCAATCTCGGGGGTACTCTCGTACACAACGGGGTTGATGGAGGCACCTTCCTCAATCTGGCTATCTTCCTTGAAGGGCTCCTTGACTCGAATGGTTCCAGTAGTGAAAGTCCTGAGTTGCTTGAGCACAACCTTGTTGTACTTCTGTTTTACAGGGAATCCTGCAGGGGTAATCCAATAGGTAGGCAGGCTCTGGCCGTTAATGTCCTTGTCCTGAGCGAGCAGGCCGCTTGCAACCTGAAGCCAACCCATAGCCTCCACAGCTTTCACTACGACCCCTTGCAGGGCTTCCCAGATCAATCCAGCCATATACCTAGCGGACTGGCTAGGGCGACTGAATGCCGTGGGATTCTTTGAAAGAGCGGGGTAAATAGTGTCTTCTAAAACCTGTTCGGCAAAGCCAAATTTACTAGAGCCATAGCAGAGCGTCATGGTGCTACGCTTAGTCACCTTACGGGTAACTCCATGCTTGAGCCATTCCGTGGCCATACTGCGGGTGCCTTTCTTCAGGTAATCGTCACCGTCTTCAGTTTTAGCCATGGTGTCATCGGTACCATTGTCATAGTCCTTTTTAAGGAGCTCGGTGACCTTGGTAGCGACGATGCCATAGATGTCATGAACATGGTCGTCAGGCATGAGGTTGACAGCTTCCCCACCGACTTCATCCCGAAGCATCGCAGAGAAATGCTGTAAGCCAGAGCAGGAGCCATCAAAGGCAATCGGGAGGTGAGACACGTAAGAGTCGCCCTTATCCAGATAGTCCGCCCACTCAAAACAGAATGCAAGGAATTCCCACGGGGAATCCGTCTCAGTCCATCGGAGATCCTGCAGGGGATCCTTGGCAATAGACAGAATCATGTCGGTGTTCTCATAGACCCAAGCAATACGCTCTTCAAAGGGTTTCTTGTCAAGGCCGTAGCAGTTAGCACCCTGAAAGGCCAGCCAAGTATGCCCATTCTCACCAAGAGGCACCCCCTCGGCAAACTCGAGGAGCGACTTAGTAAAGTCATTGCCTTGAGGGCTCAACTGGGTCAAGGGATAGACACGACCACGGAAATCAAGGTTGTGGGGGAAATAGATTTCCATGTCATCTTTGTAGGTGTTTGCCAGTGCTAGGACACCATTGACAAGGTAACGCTTGCTCTTACGCTTATTGTCGTCTTGATAGTAGTGCACCATAGCACTTCGCCAATCACGTTGTACCTCCTCGTTAGTGTCTGCCTCTACAGGCCTCACAGGAGGCTCCGCAGGAGTCGCAGAGGGCATCTCAAGGGCTTCTGGGATGTGTGCCCAAGAGCAGACCTCATTGGCCACGTCGAGCACTCTACGGTTGATCCTCCAAGCCGTAGACTGGATGGCATTGACGGCCTTATACACGTTAGGCATATCAACCTCATCGTAGAGCTGTGCACACTCCTTAGAGGGCATTCTAACAAGCTGTATGGGCTTCTTGAGGTTAATCAGGTAACCACCATCAAAAGGGGTAGACCACGGCTTAGGCGGGATCACCATGGGCCGATTTTGGAACATGAGATTCGCAGTCTCAGTGTCCTCGTGTTCCAAATACGTCAACACATCAGGGTCAAGACAGAAAATGTAATGTACGTTTTTGTTGTCACTCATGGTTTTCTCAAGGGCACCTAAGCCAGTAGACACGATGAAAATGTCTACCAACTTAAGACCTACTTGGACCCTGTTAGCATTACCCCACTTGTTCCATCTCTTGAGTCTCTTTTCGTCTGCTAGGATTTTTTCTTTGTTTTCAACATAGCGCTTTTTGAACTGCATAGAAATACGCTTATCAAGCCCTGCATTGAACCTGCTGAGCTCTTTCTTATCCATGGTTGCAACTACCATCTTGAACCGAAGTTCATCCTCAATAGCTTCACCAATTGCAGAGGACAATTTGGTTAAAGACACGATTCCAAGGGAATTTTCAATGATGGTTCTAATGGAAATGAACGCGATTTCTTCGGAAGACAGAGTACGAATGAGGGACGCCATCACATGACGCTTACCGGGCTTGCCAGTATCTACTTCCTTAAACCACTTGTCAAGGGCCTTAGTCATGACAGGGATGGCTTCACTAATCAAGACACGACTTGCACCCATATTGCCAAGAGTACCGCTTTCAATGGCCTTATTACGCTTAGACATGAAAGCATTGAAGGCATTTTCCTTGCTTTCAAGTTCTAATTCAATTTCCCTATCTACACGGGCTTTGCCGTATTTAAGACAAAGCTCATCATATTCATTTTCACCATCAATTCTAAAACTATTCAATTTATCATAAGACATAGGGGGTACCTTAGTTATATCTATAGATCTTTTATATTCTCTTATATAGGGTTATATAGGTGATGATGTAGGATATTACCCATAGTTTAACTATAGACCACTGTGGTTTCCTTTGGATTCCATTAGGAGTCTATAGCCTCTTTCACCTCTCCCTAGGAGTATGGATTTTATTAAATCCTCGTGTCTCCTCTAACCATTGATTTTACCTTTTTCGATGTACTCCCCGTTGACCTCGATGGTACCGAATTCCTCGAAAGTAAACAGCCAGTCAGAATACGTAAGGTATTTGTTTCTGTCTTTCTCTGCGGATTCCCCTTCTTTGCGTCCCGCTCTGAACGCATATTTAATCATATTGCCCTTTAGGAATCCAATGAATTCCTCATGAGATAATACATTGAGCATCAATTCAATAGGCTGGACAGCTCCCATGTAATGGGTACTGGTTTCAGGCTTTCCGTCATTAATTTCTTTCATTTTGTCTCCTTTTAGTAATAGATTCCCATAAGTTTGCAAATAAAGACAAACAAGGGAAAGATTCCCAGAATGATTGCAATTCCAATGAACACAATCAGGTATTCTTTAAGATTAAGCATTCTTTTCAATCTCCTTAATATGGTTATTCCACATGGACAGGATTGCATTCATGACGGAGCCGTGCATGGATGCCACACCGACAAGAATCATAGCTCCACCTTTAGTGTACTTGCAGATCCTGCCTACGATTTCCTCACTTCCTTTGTACATACCCGAAAAAGTGTAGATCGGTTCGCAGTCGGTGCTAGTGTTACTAGCGGTGTCATCCTGTTCGGGATCAACAGCGGGAGCCTCGACCTTAGCAGGTGCATCGCGGTGCTGTGAAACATCCTGCGAGGCTTCGAGGAATTCGGAGAGCATCTCGATGAGCTCTGCGAGGATAGAGGAGTTCTTGAAGAACTCAACACGGCCACCATTGGCGCTACGGGCGATGATGCTGTCGACTTTACAGTTCAGGAATTCCACCGTGAACCTGCGTGCCGTCTTGTGATTGCGACGGCGGTCAGTGTATTCATAGGTAGCCTGAATTCGACCGTGGCCGAGGCTGTGGAAGCGGAAGTTACGGGCCTCATTGCCAGAGGAAAGGGTGATGGTGCGGTTGAAGCGGATGATCATGATGTACTCCTTTAAGTGGTAGTGGTGGGAAACTCTAGATCCGTGAGGGTCTGTCGTTCCATGCCCTGAACTTTAAAGCACCCCTAGTCACCTGTCAAGGCCCCTCATGAAAAAAATACCGTAAACATGGTATCCCCTCCCCTAGTGTCGCTAGTGCTAGCTAGTGCTAGATAAGGCTCTGTCTAAGTCCTCTCTCTCTATATAGAGGAGCCCTGTGCTAGCTCCTGCTAGCTGTGGAGTCCTGTGGAGAACTGTGGTCTACCTAAAGGAGCGCCAAAGTGTACATAGCACAGATAATGTCACCCAAAGGCAAACAATTGATCTAGATCAAACCCCATATTGACCCAAATCAACCTGTGGATAACCTGTGGATAAC